GTCGAGGTAGAACGCGTAGTACCCGTAGAGCACGAGGTCCACGAGCAGCTTCTTGCTCTGCGGCTGATCCGCGCGGATCAGCATGGGGGCGTTCGGGTCCTCCCAGAGGTGGCACTCCTCCGGGTTGACCATGTACGCCTCGTCCTCGTTGGTGCCAGCGCCGAGGTTGGTCGGGATGTTCGCGTCGGTCACGACCGGGGTGCCGTCCGGCAGGTAGCCGCGGATGGCGCCGGACTCCGACAGCGCGCCCGTGGTGAACGCGCCATTCTCGGTGGACACCCGGGAGCCGTTGACGAACGGCCAGGAGGTGGTCATCTGCGAGGACAGCCACCGCCAACGGCGGGGCGCCATCACGGCCACCAGACCGTCGACCATGTCGAGGAACACGCCCTCAGCGCTGGACGCTGCCGCCTGGAGCTTGGGGTAGAACTCGGGCGCCGTCGGGCTCGCGTCGGTGTAGGTCACCGCGGTCGCCACGTTGGTCAGGCCGTGCGTGGTGGCCGTCAGCACCTTGGTGTCGAGGTTCTTGTTGTACCGCTTCAGCAGGTCGCCGAAGGTGACGTCGTCGACACCGGCACCGCGCTCGATGGACTGACGGCTGACGCTCTGCGAGCCGGCCGCGGTCCGCACGCTGATCGTGATCTGCGTGTCGTCCATGTCGGTCTCGGACACGGTGTCACCCTGCGACGACTGATCGTCCACCGAGGACCCGGTGGTGATCTTCGACAGGTACGCCGTCATCCCGGTCGCTGGGAGGTCGTGCTTGTTGCAGATGTTGGCGAACTGGCGCCCGGCCACGGCGGCGGGGGCGTTCAGCTCGACCAGGTACTGCGGCACGACCCAGCCGGTGAAGTTGGGGGTGCCGGTGGCCCGGTTGACGATGTCTCCGCCGCGCTCGACACGCTCCTCCTGCATGTGCCGGCGCAGGCGGTCGCCAGCCTCCCACGACCCACGGAAGGCCGCGGCCACGTCGGTGAGGAAGTCCTGACCGCGGCCGCGGACGTCGAGATCCTTGCGGTAGGTGCGGGCCTCCATGCCGACCCGGGCCACCTGGTCGTAGGCAGCGCGGGCGTTGCCGGTCGAGGTGACCGACTCGGCGAGCTTGGACACCTCGGCGTCCCGTGCGGCCTCGGCGCGCAGCTCGGCGACCTCGGTGTTGCGGGCGTCGAGAGCCACGTCGGCAGCGTCGCGCTCGGCGACGGCAGCCTGGATGGACTCCACAGTGATGGACGAGTCGCCGGCCTCGACCGACGAGCGCAGGGCGACGAGCGCGTCCTGCTTGGCCTTGCGGGTCGCGACCGCCTCGGCCAGACGCCGCTCAGCGGCGGCGATGAGTTCCGCCATGGTCATGGCGAAGCACCCCTTTCTGGGGCTAGGTGGGATGGGGACGTGCAGCGACCCAGACCAGTCGGGGTACCGAGGCGCGCGCGCCGGCCCTCTCGAGCAGTGCAGGACGATCAGGGGCGGACGCCGATGGCGGCCGCGAGCATGGCCGCGCGGATGTCAGCGGCCGGGGCCGAGCGCAGCGCGCTCGACGTGTACGGGTTGGCGCCGTAGCCCACGATGGCCACGTCGCCCCGGTGGAGGTTGACCTTCGTGATCCGGTACTCGGTGTAGTCCGGGGACCACTGCCCAGCCTCGATCCGGAAGGCAAAGCTCATCTCGTCGATCAGGCCTGCGCGCAGCTTCGGGGCGATGTACGCCACGTCCGCATCGGTCGGGTCGAGGTTCGGCGCGAGGACCTGCAGGTCCCCGGCATCGTTCAGCGCCAGCGTGAGGCTGCCGTTGGTGGTGCGGGCGATCCGGCGCAGGCTGTCGTGATCGAGCACCAGCGGCACGTCCAGATCGGCCCGGGCCAGCGACTCGTCGAACGCTCCGGCGCCGATCACCTCGGTGTACTCGCCAGCCCAGTCCCACATGGGGTAGCCGCGCTCCACCACCGACGCGATGCCCTCGAAGTCCCACCCCGAGCCACCATCGGCGGCCGCGCGCAGGTCCAGCTTCGCGGGAGCGCGCACCAGGGCCCGGGAGTCGGCACGCTCCGCGCAGCGGCGCTGCGACGGGCGGTCGTTGCGGGTGCGGTCGGGTGCGGCGGCGCGGATCTGTGCCGCGCGCAGCAGGGGCTCGCTCATGCCTTCGGCTCCTTCGCGGGGGCGACAGTCGGGCGGGTGGGGAACAGGCGATCGAACTCGCTCAGCTGCTCCTCGGTGAACGGGGGACGGTTGTCCAGCGCACGCGCCTCGGACGGGGCGGTGATCCGACCAGCGACCTCGGCAATCAGCTTGTTCGACCGCGACACCGGGTCCATCCGTAGCAGGGCATCGGTGTTGAACTTCGCGAACCTCGGCTGCGGGAGGAGCCTGTTCGAGAACGCTCGCTCACGGCGCACGTACGCCGGGCCCAGGTTGATCACCAGCAGCTGAAGATTTCGCTGCGTCACGTTCGCGTACGTGACCGACCCTGTGGACGACTCCACGTCCACCAAGTCCCCGGGCACCCCGTAGTAGCGGCACTGGTCGGCAGCGGACACCCGCATGTGCTCGACGAAAGCGGCCTCCGATGCCTTCGCGCCGAGCATCTGGTACTCCCAGTCGCTGCCCGTCACCAGGACGTCGCCGGCCTTGACCGTAGAGTTGAACCGGCCCTTGACTGCCGCGGCCTCCTCGGCCGACACGGTGCGCGAGGTGTTCCTCAGGTGCGACGCTGGGACTGCGGACCCGGAGAACCATTCGGCGGCGAACTTCTGCGCGCTCAGGTAGCCGGCCGTCGACATGGCCGCGTACGCCGCCGGGGACAGGCCCACGGGGCTGCCGGACGTCGTGAACTGGCGTTCATGCCACACCTCGGACGGCTCGTACTCCTTGCCGTCGATCACGACCGTCTTCTTGCCCTTGCGGACCCGCACCGAGACAGTCTCGATCGGCACCAGCTCGATCAGCGCCGGCAGGCCCATCGCGTCCCTTTGGCCGATGATCCCCACCGTGTTGCCGCAGTCGTCGAGGTCGAACTGGCTGGAATACAGCCACTCCTCGGGCTCCAGCTCCGCGCCGCCCGGGGCCCGCAGGATCAGCGGCTTCGGCATCTCCACCTGCACCCCGGCCACCCTGCGGTAGACGTCCAGAGGGGTGGTCGAAACCAGGTCGGCGCGCAGCCGCAGACACGCCCACTTCACCGACGCCTGCAGCGACTCCCGGCCGGTCGGCAGGGCCACACCAGACGCGCGATCGCGCACCCCGACATCGCCCAGCTTCAGAGCGCGCGACTGGGCGCCAAAGAACAGCCCCATCACTCACCACCCGGCCCGGGCAGCTTCGCGTCCACAGCCAGACCGATGCACCCCACGCCGGCCACGGCCAGCGCAGCGGCCACACCCCATGCCACCCCAGCGGCGGCCACCAGCAGCAGCACACCCAGCACCAGCAGGAGGGCCCAGCGGTCCATGCGACCCTCCCTCAGCCTCAGTAGATCGAATCCATGACGTCGTACTCGGGCGGGGCGGACCCGGCCATGTGCGCCGCCACGACGGCGCCCCATAGCGGCGAGATGTCCACGGATGAGGCGCGACGCGACCAGCGCCATCCGTCTCCGGAGAACTTGCGGACCGCCTTGGCGGCCGACAGATCGAGCGTCTTCTGCCCCCGGTGGAACAGGGCCCCCTCGCCTATCCCCTTGGCGAACGCCTGGCACGCGGAAGGCTGGTCACCAGCGCCGAGCACACCGACATCCACAGACTCCGTGGTGCCGTCGACGTCGGCCGAAATGAAGTGGCGGATCCCGTCCGGACCCTTCTCCTTCTTCACCATCGACATGGCCGGATCACCGGCGGCACACCCAACCTTCTGGATCCCGTTGCGGCGAGCCATCGCCACCACGCTCGCCGGCATCCACCCGACCGACTCGGTGCCGTACTCAGCCACCTCCAGCACGCCGCCGCCGCACAGAACGATGGCCCCGGCCTTCAGGGTCGGCGACGCGCTGAAAGCCAGCGCCGGGGCCGTAGCTCCGCGATCGGTCACCGCCTCAGACCACTTCGCCAGCGGGTTGTCGTCGTCATCGTCGGCGGTGGGCGGGTCCTCCCAGATGCCGGCACGCTCGCGCGCGTACTCCACCGGGCTCAGCGTCAGGCGCTCCTGAGCCACGAACTCAGCCGTCAGGCGAGTTGTCCCGTAGGCCGGACACGACGCTCGGATAACCGATAGGTCGTCCAAGTAGCAGCCAGACACCTGACCAGGTAGATGCATGCACTCCGGGTCCTCGCACTGAGGCAGGACCCGGACCATTCGCGGGCGCCCCGTGCGCTCGTCGGTAACCATCTGGGCGCGCTCGCCGGTCCACTCCACCCATGACAGCGACGGATCTCCGAGCGACGGATCCAGCGTGCCGATCCGACCCCGGTACCGCAGGCTCCGCAGATCCTCCGACATCAGCAAGCCGGGGGACGACCCATACCGGATGTAGCGATCGCCAGCAGCACCCATCATCGGGACCTGAGCGCCCTTCATGGCGCTCGTCCCCATCAGCCACTCGTCGAGGGTCAGCCGGTTGATCTTCGTGCGCCCGCGACCCGTTGGGCCGTTCTCCCGGGCGCCGAACTCGATCGTTCGGTTCGTCATCTGCTGCCCACTGGCACCGAGGGTCGGGTAGGAGGTCTGCTTGTCGTTGAACAGGATCTTGTGGTTCCCGTTCCCCGAGTAGATCCGCCTGACCCGCTTGCGCAGCCAGTCGAACGACTCGACGAGGCTGGTCAGCTCCTCAAACGTGTCGTCGGAGGTCTTCGTCCTGTGCGCCGACCACATGCACCGGCCGACCTTCGTTACCCACCCGTCGTGAATGAGGGCGATCCGCAGCGCCCACGTCTTCACCTGCTGACGCCCGGCGATGATCCCGGCCTCAAGGCCAGCCGGCAT